TTCACAGGATTCCGTAGAGGATATGACTTCTACAAGTCTGACTGGAAATACCTAAACGATCCTACAATGAGAGGTGATATTGAAGGAGGACGAGTTAATGGACTTATGGTTCCAGCTGGTTCAACTACTGTATATGACCAAATCTTAGGAAAGAATGCAAAGAGACCATTCCTTCATGTAAGATATAGAGCTTCAGAAACAGAAGACAGACGTTATAAAACTTGGATTACTGGTTCTGCTGGTGGTGCAAGAACAAATACGACTGATGCTATGACAGTAAACTTCTTATCTGAAAGAGCTGTATGTACTTTAGGAGCGAATAACTTCTTTATATTCCAGCAATAAGCAGGTAGTATAATTACTTAGAATAGGGGGGATAAACTCCCCCCTTTCTTTTAACTTAAATTAAAATTAAATAAAATGAAACCAATATTTGAAAATAAAGTCTATAGACTTGTGAGTAATAAAAGACCTTTAGCTTTTATGTTAGCCTCACGCCACAACAGAAGATCCCCATTATTACACTTTGATGAAGACACAGGAGTTAACAGACCTCTGCGTTATGCAAGAAATCAAAAAAGCCCATTTGAAGATGAGCAAGATGGAAATGCAATATTAGAACCTATAGTATTTGAAGATGGAATGCTAGTTGTTCAAAAACAAAATCAAGTTCTACAAAAATTTTTACATCTACACCCTGGTAACGGTACAATCTTTTACGAAATAAATAAAAAACAAGATGCTGCTGATCAATTAGAATATGTTGAGGCAGAACTAGATGCACAAATTTTAGCCAGAGAATTAGAAACCGAAAAACTTCTTACTGTATGTAGAGTATTTTTAGGTGCAGCTGTAGATAAAATGTCTATACCTGAGCTTAAAAGAGATATATTAGTATATGCTAAAAATCAACCGTTTGAGTTTTTAGAAATATTAGATGATCCTATGTTAGAAATGCAAGATCATGTAGCTCAATTCTTTGCTCAATCTTTATTAATTTACAAGAACAACAATAAAGATGTATACTTTAATTTACCTAAAAACAAAAGTAAAATGTTGACAGTTCCTTTTGGTGAAGAAGGAATTTATATTGTTGCATCTTATATGCAGTCTGATGATGGTATTGAAACATACAAGCTATTGAAAAAAGCCTTAAAGAAAGACAAATAGATTAGGTATATTTGCACTACAAGTAATATTTTTTTTTAACTTAAAATTTTTTAAAATGGTAAAATATCTAGAAATCCCTATTACAGCTACAGGGGAGACTTTTCAATTAGTAGCAATTAACGGAGTTATTATTGTTGAGCAAGCAAGCACAACTACAGTTACCTTAACTTATGGTGGTGCAGCAGCACAAGACGTAGTTACATTAACTTTAGGAGCGGCTATGGCTGCAAATGATAATACGGTTAGAGATGCAGTTCAAGATGCAATGATTACAGCTTTACAAACTGGCTGGACTTCTCCGAAGTTTAGACTAAGTTTAGCAGGACTTGAAGATGCGGCTGCGGCTCAAGTTACAATTACAGGAATAGGAATTGCATAACAACAATTCTTAAGTATTTAAGAGAGGTCACAAAAAAAGTGGCCTCTTTTTTTTTGCTATATTTGTAAATATTTAAAATGTATTTTCTATGGCTATGATCAATAACGTAAGGAATACAGTATTGGCAATTATAAATAAAAATAATTACGGATACTTATCTCCTCAAGACTTCAATCTGTATGCTCAACAGGCACAGATGGATTTATTTGAAGATTATTTTTATCAATACAATCAATATATAAATAGAGAAAACTTAAGGCAGTCAGGAACTGGATATGCAGATATAGTAAAGGGATTAGAAGAGGTGATCGATTCTTTTTCAGTACAAACATTTTTAACATCGGGAGGTGCAAATACATGGACTCTACCATCTGACTATTATTTGGTAAACAAGATATTTCACTACCCTAGATTATTAACTTCTGGAACTACTACGTCAACTAACCCAGGTCAACTTATAAATGCGGCTTTAATAGGACAGACATCTCCACCTCGTTTTGATACAGGTGTAACAGGGTTTACAATTTTTCCTGCAACTGGTAGCTTGGTGGTTAATACAGACACATTAACACAATCTTTTGTAAATAATGTTGTAAGTTCTACTACATTAAATTTAGCAATAGATATTTTTCAATCAGCTGTTGTGCCACCAAATGAAAACTACAGTATATTTGATGCCAACACTATAGTAGAGGTAGAGAGAGTAAGTCAGAATAAGTTGTTTTATTTAACAAGCTCTACATTAACAGCACCAACTACATTATTTCCTGCTTATGTATTAGATGGAAATACTATAACAGTATATCCAAGCAGTATACAGGCAACTGGTGCAATTAAAACACAATACGTTAGGTATCCTAAGGCTCCAAAATGGACTTTTGCAACTATTACTTTAGGAGAACCTTTGTTTGATGCTACCGCAGCTGACTTTCAAGATTTTGAATTACCTCTTTCTGATGAACCAGGATTAATTGCAAAGATATGTCAGTATGTAGGGGTTGAAATAAGAGAGGCAGACGTTTATAATTTTGGATCTACAGAAGAGGTTCAAGAAAACCAAATACAAGTATAACACATGGCATATATTACTGACTATCAATATTATGAAAACAACGGAGTATCTCCTTTAGAAAAAAACTGGGGATCATATCAGTATGTAAGTTTGGAAGATATAGTTCAAAACTTTATGCTAATATATAATGGTAATAACGAAATACTAAACAACGTAGAAAGATACCAAGTATTGTTTCACGCCAAAAGAGGAATACAAGAATTAAACTATGACGCAATGAAGGAAATTAAAATCCTTCAGCTAACGGTAGACTCTCAAATAAGATTTGTATTGCCACAAGACTATGTTAATTATGTAAGAATATCTTATTATAGAGATGGTGTTCTTTATCCTATGACTGAAAACATACAGACTATGTGGAGTGGAGCGTACTTGCAAGATAATAACGCTAAAATATTATTTGATATTAATGGTAACGTACTAAAACCTGAAAATTCTCAGGTTGATTTGTCTAGACAAGGAGGTGGAATGACGCAAATGTATTTAGGTGGCGGCCCTTATCATGGTCAAATGGGATATTGTTGTGACGGAGAGTGGTATTTTGATTACGCAATTGGCACAAGGTATGGTTTAAACACAGAGACAGCTAATGCAAATCCATTGTTTACAATCAACAAACAAGAAGGAGCTATATATTTTAGTTCAGATATGAGTGGTAAATCAGTTGTTTTAGAGTATGTTTCTGACGGAATGAATAATGGTAATGATTCTGAAATAAATGTAAATAAATTATTTGAAGAGTTTATATATGCATACATAAGATACTCTTTACTAAATAGTAAGTTTGGCGTACAAGAATACATAGTTAATAGAGCAAGAAAAGAAAAGTCAGCACTATTAAGAAATGCTAAGTTAAGATTAAGTAATATGCATCCAGGCAGATTGCTAATGAACATGAGAGGTCAGGATAAATGGATAAAATAGTATGGATATTAACACTAATTTTATAGCAGGTAAAATGAATAAAAGCGTTGATGAACGCTTAATACCTAAAGGACAATATATAGACGCACTCAATGTTAGACTAGGATCAACAGAAACAACTGAAATAGGTGCAGTTGAAAATTCAAAAGGAAATACTATATTAACTGACATTGGATATGAGGGAGTAACTCTTTCAAGCAATGCAAAATGTATAGGGGCCTTTGAAGATGGAGTAAAAGAAAATATATATTGGTTTGTTCACGACCCAACCTCAGCAATGTCGGCATCTTTGAAAGTAGACATGATACTTTCTTATAACACAACAAATCAAGCTACAACATACCATGTTATTAGTGAAACAGTTTTAAATTTTAATCCACAGTATTTAATTACGGGAATAGATTTAATTGAAGATTTATTGTTTTTTACAGACGATTTTAATCCTCCGAGAAAAATAAACATTAACAGGAACTATCCTGCTCCTAATGTGACAGGAGATCAAATAACAGAAGAAGAATTAAATGTTATTGTTAAGCCACCAGGATTTAGTTCTTACACAAATCCTTTTGGAGTAACTGAATATGAATTAGCAGCTCCTGAATTAACACTGTCTAATGTAGTAGGACAAGAAAATTTTATTGAAGACAAGTTTTTATGTTTTGCTTATAGATATCAATATAAAGATAATGAGTATAGTGCTACTTCTTTGTTTACACTACCAGCTTTTGAGCCAGGAAATTTTGAGTACCAGTATGGTAATTTTTACAATACAGGAATGCAAAATATTTTTAACAGTGTTAATATTACTTTTAATACAGGAGGGCCACAAGTTATAGCTATTGAATTATTGTTTAAAGAATCAGCAAAAAACACTATTAATGTTATTGAAAGATTTGATAAGTCTGATTTAGGGTGGTCAGATAATGACATACAATCTTATCGTTTTACAAATTCTAAAATTTATACTGTATTAGGTAGTGATGAATTGTTAAGAATGTATGACAATGTTCCTAGATTTGCTAAGGCTCAAACAATTATGGGCAACAGATTAATTTATGGTAATTATATAGATCAGTACGACATTACAACTGCTGATGGACAAAAGATTCCTATTAATTATGAATTAGAAAAAGTGTCAGACCAAATACGACAGGTACAAGTGACGAGTGATTTATTAACAAATGGGGCTTCTAATATTATAAATTCATCTGCACCAGTAAGTGTTCCTATATCAAACGCTGAGTTCGATCTTACATCATCAGGCATTCCACTGCCTATAGAGGCTTTTTCTGAATTTGTAATAAATGTTAAAATTACTTCTTCTATTGCTTATCCAAATGCAAGTGGTTTACAGGTTACCTTGAAAGGTGATACTGCCGATCCATTATTTCCAACAGGGTTTCAAACTAATACTTTAGCAAGCCAGCCTGTTATTACTGTTAGAGTTTTTTCTAGACAAAATTACGCTACATACAATGATTTTTTAAACAGTGTAGAAATGGCAGAAGCCATAGGTACTGGAACGCCAGGAACAGCTGGTTCTACAATAACAGAAATATCTCCTACTGCATCATATGGGTTTTCTTTATCTGATCAATTTTATGCTCTCATACAGCCACCTACCTCACCAACTTATCCAGCCGATTATGTTTTTAAAACAGCAGGTATATGGACATCAGGATTAATTCCCAATCAAGAAGGGTTTAGGCAAACTGTAGTGGGTAGTACGCTTAAATTACAAGTGCCTTCTGTTCAGTATCAGTATGATGATACGCTTGGAAATATAGTTAATGCTTATGAATATTTTGCTTTTTCTGAAACTTCCACAAGCCCTTCAGCATCTACAGATGCAAGTATTACTTTTACAAACAAGTCTAATTCTTTAAGCTTACATAGTAATAGAAACTATGAAGTGGGGATTATGTATATGGATGATTATGGAAGAGCCACAACAGTACAGGTTTCTCCTAATAATACAGTTTTTTTTGGTGCAGAAAATTCTGTAGATATAAATTCAATAAGAACTAGAGTTTTTAATAAACCACCTTATTGGGCAACTAAATATAAGTTTTTAGTAAAACCATCTTTAGGAGAATACAATATAATTTACAGTACTGAAATATTTGAAGATATTGCAGATAGTAGTGTTTCTTGGGTAAGACTTCAAGGATATGCTACTTCTCTTGTACAAGAAGCTGATATACTAACTGTTAAAATAGATAGTAATGGAAATGCTGTTACCAAAGATACACCTACTACTGTTTTAGCGGTTGAAGCAAAGGCCCCTGGAGGTTCTACAGGAGAAACTAACTTGCCTGACGGAGCACCAGCAGGGTTATATATGAAGTTACAACCTAGAGGATATGTTGCTAAAACAGCACCTTACACATATATCAATTATGGATTTTTAGAAGATGAAACTAATAATTGTAATCCTAGGGTTGGTTATCCATTATTTACACCTACAGATGGAACAACTCCAACATTAAACTATCAAATACCAGCTGGTTCAGAAGTTACAATGAGTATAAGAGCATGGAGAGGCTATGCGTGGTTTGCAAAAGATACAATAGACATTGAAACTACACCGTTTAGTTACACTAGAATTGCATCTTCAGACGCAGTAGATTTTAGAGACTTCTGGCAGCAAGAAGGATTAAATCCTGTAGAGTTTATGCGTAACATAGGGGATATAGATATAACTCCAAAATACTACAACGGATTATATACTTTTGGTACACAAGGGCCAGCAAACGTAGATGATGAGTTACAGTTTTGGTTTACACAAAACATACCAGGAGATCCTGCATCTCCTTTAAATTTATTTATAAGAATATGTCAATGTGGTGATGATATTAAACCTTATGACTTTAGACCCATACATATAGAATGTGACATTTCTGTAAATATTAATAATAACTTTATGGCTTTTGAAACTAAGCCTGCTGTAGCTGATGCTGACTTGTTCTATGATAGTTCTGAGTCATACAATATATTACCAGATATAAATGGAGATCTTGCTCATACGGGAGGTAATGGTGTAGGAAATCAAAATCAAGTTATATCAACCAATACACCTGCAATAGTAGATTTACCATTTGGAGATTGTTATTCATTTGGTAACGGTGTAGAAAGTTTTAGATATAGAGACTTACCTACCTCAAACTTTTTTAAAATAGGCGAAAGAGTGTCAGCTGTTAGTAATTCATTATTTGAAGAGGCTGATAGGTTTGCTGGACTAACATATAGTGGTGTTTTTAGCGGGCCGTCTAACGTAAATAATCTTAACGAGTTTAATCTTGGTTTAGTTAACTTTAAAGATTGCGAGTTAATATTCGGGCCTATCATGAAATTACACGCAAGACAAACAGATATATTAGTTTTACAGGAGGATAGAATATCTTACGTTTTAGCGAGCAAAAATTTAATAAGCGACTCAGCTGGTGGTGGAGCAATAGTTTCTACACCTACAATATTAGGGCAGCAAATAGCTAGAATAGAAGAGTATGGTATAAGTTTTAACCCAGAAAGCTTTACAAGCTGGGGAAAAGATATGTATTTTAGTGACACAAAAAGAGGTGCTGTAATTAAATTAACAGGAGTAGGATTAGAAAGTGATTCTCTTGAGGTAATTTCTGCTTTAGGTATGAGGTCTTATTTTAGAAATAAATTTGCAGACCAACTAAACACACAAAAACTTGGAGGATATGATCCGTATATGGATGAATATGTTTTTCATACCAACAATACTCCAATACCTATGACAACGGAAACTATTGAATGCGGCGGAAGAATAGAAAAAAGAAACACAACCGTTCCATTGTCCATAACAGTAGATGTAACAAGTGCTACTGGTAATGTAAATATTGTAATAAACCCAAGCACTGGAGGTATGGATGTCAATGTGGTTGTAGTTTGGGATGGTAATACTACAACTAATAATAATTTAACAAGCCCTACTGTTATAACAATAAACAAAAACAAATCATTTCCAACAACAGCTACAATAACAGTAACTCCTAATGAAGAATCTTCATACAGCTTAATACCTAACTGTGTAGAAACACAAACTTTAAATGTTGTTAAAGTTGTATTAGGGTCTCCAATTAGTGGATTAATAGGTACTGGTGCTCAAACTATTCATTATGAATACAGTTGGAGTAACGGACAAATAACCAGCCCATTAGAGTCTGAACAAGTTACATTTAGTGGTACAGATAATGTTAGTGCATATGAAATAAATACAGGTCAGTCTTCATTAGGAATGTATCCAGCAGTAGGTTCAACTGTAACAATGCGTTCAAATAAAATACCTCCTGATACATTTGTATTTAACGACACAGAAAATAGATTCTATGCAATAACAAGTAACGCCTTACCAGCAACATCGGGAGCTACATTTGATTTAACATTGTTAACCAATCCATTAGTTCCAATCGTAGGATCAAGCCCTGACACTGTAACCAATGTGGATAATATTTATACAGCCATATCTCCATCTCTTAATATAACATCAAGTACACAAACACTTTACTTAGTTTGGGACTTTAGAGACAGAAGAAATGAAGACTTTTGTTACTCAACAATAGATGCAACTGACGCTTGTATAGGATGCACACCAGTATCAGGTTGTACAGAGTTCTCCGCATCCGATGTACAAGGGTTGTTTGTACAGGCTTGTA